AAAAGAAAAATACGAGAAGACCGTCAAGGTAATCGAGTTCACAAATATACTATCACCATCCACAATGTTAATATATTTTTCTATAAACACATCCTAACCCAATACACAAAATCATACCCCTTCGAAAAACACTTCTTGATTTATGATAAAAAGTGTGATAAAATAAATACATAATTTAGATTATAAGCCAATACAAACTACCGATTATCGATGCTACTTCCAATCTGGGAACCGACATATAGGAGCGTAAGCGGATATATGGAGTCCCTAACCTTGAAGAAAAGCAATCGATTGATTGTATAAACCAAATCATACAAGATAACCAAGCATAATCTAAAGCATCTAAGACAGTCTACTCTGACTGTAACAACTCATAACATACTTACTAATTACTAAAAACTTCTCTTTAATTCTCACAACCCCTTCCAACCAAAATTTTTTAAAGGCGTAAAAAAGCCCAATCTAAGTTGGGCATAATTTACAAGAACTTCTCCTTAAGCGTTAGGACTTCTAACAATTCCTTCAGCTTGTAGTATTCTTATTCTTTGAGTTTCTACAGTCTCTCTATGTCCGTTAGCGAATTTTAAACGCATCTGGAACCCCGTTGGGGTTTCGATAAGACCTAAGGCTTCGGCATACATACCATGCTTTAGAAGCTTATCGTTTCTTCTGTCTTTCGTTAGTTTTGCTACTCTCATATCTCTCCTAGTTTAATTTCTTCTATTGACTCGAGAAGTACCTTGAGAGCTTCTTTCGGAGCTTTGTCTAGCCCTTTGAAACTTTCGTAATCCTCATTTAATTCCTCAGCTATGCTAAGCACCAGCTGGGACTTAGTGACTGGCTTTTCCCCCGCCTTGGTTACATACTCGGTTTTCTTGTATACACCTTCTCTCGAAAGTTTACCTATAATCGACTTAACACTCTTGTTAAAGTCTTGTGCTAAAAGCTCTACTGTTTCTCTAGCAGGACTTTCCTTGTATCTCTGTATCATTGTTGATACCTGTTCTTCTGTATAGTTTAATGCCATGCATCCTCCCATTTTATTATTTGTTGTTTAACTCTATGGGTTGACATTCCCCACTCCTCTGCTGCTACTTCGACAGCTTCTTCAGTTCCGTACTGACCTTCCCATTCCATGAACTGTTCTTCTCTAGTTGTTTCTTGTGTACTCACCGATTAAAGCCTCTCCTGTTAATACTTCTCCGAAGTTCCTTGTTGTACCATCTCGGTACTCTCTTATCACTAGCCCACTCCAGTACTCGACATCTAATACGCTTTCTGTATTATCAGTATCGTCATACCACATTGAACCAAGACTATGAGCGTGTAGACCTTTAACTTGTTTAGCCCACTCCTCTGCTTTTAATAGAAGTCTTTGTTGTTCTACTATATCATTGTGCTGCGTCATATTACCACGCTCCATTATCAAAGAAGTTGTATACTATATCGTCACATACTTCGTTAGGATATATGGTTTCACCATCGACTTCGTACTCTCCATACCAATCAAAGTCTTCTGCTTCAATGTCTAGGTCTTCATACATCTCACTAAAGCGTTCGTTTATGTCCTCTCCATCGACTTCTTCAACGTCTAGGTCATCAATTCCCCACATATCATCATCAAGTGCTGTATTTGCTACTGCAATTCCTACAAAGTTTCTGAACTCATCTTCATATGTCATTCTGAGACATACGCTATGACCACAGTCCTCACTAATTGCCACAGCTAAATACTCTAGCATAGGAATTGGAGCACTCCAGGCACTGTAACCTGTCATAGAGCCATCATCTGCGTCCTCTATATGACACCATTTTGCTCCAACGTTATCACAATACCACTGGTATGATTTATCGTCAGTATAATCGTCAGGCATAAAATCCTGTTCATGTAGTTCTACGAATTCTTTCACCATATAAGGTTCTACAGGCGTTCCATCGTATCTTGAGGTTATCTCTCTTAGGTTACTTTTAACTAGTTTACCTATGTTCTCTACTTCAGGCTCAGAGATATGCCAATGTACATTATTTGCCATTAGATATCACCTTCCTGTCTTACTTCACTTCTGATTACCTCGAAGCCATTAGGATAACGCTTCTCTAGTTTTCTGATGTTCTCGTCCATCACTTCTTCGGGGGTAAAGCCAAGGGCTTTGCATCCCTGTACCCAATACCATAACACATCTCCCAATTCTCTTTTCATGTGAAATATCTCATCACTTGTGAACTGTGTGTTGTTTTGGAATACCTTTTTCTTTACTACTTCAGCGAACTCTCCACTCTCAGCCAACATACCTATCAATGCAGTCATTAGTCTTGCCATGTCAATTTCGCACTCAATTAGCACTCCATTCTGTACTGTATGGTTTCCCATTAGTTTATCTAATCTGTCGCACATTTTAGTCGTATCTTTACTTGTTTCGGATGTGCACTGGTCTACAAACTTTGCATAGTCATTTATCTTACTCATTACGCCACTCCCTCACTGATATCGGAGATGAACTTCTCCATGTCTTGAAGTGCTTCCCACTTCTTTCTGTCTAACACTAATTCGTCATCTCGAAGAACTGTTCCATCTTCTAACTTTACGAACATATGTATCGTATTTCTAGCAGGACATTCTCCCTGCCACGCTTGTTGAGTATCACTTGGATACTGTATGTTTGTTATTTTACTTCCATTTGCCCACATACCTACTGCATAATGTCTATTGTATCTATTTGCCAATGTCTTTTACCTCGCTTCTTGGTATCACTTGATATGCACCTTTATTATAAGCAACGGATACCGTATATTGCTTAGATACTTCTTGTTTGTAAGAGTTGTCCGTTGGTGTCTTGTATTCTCCAATCGGCATACTAGGTATTGCACTAGCACTCTTAAATGTTTTTGTCTCTTGTTTTGCAAAGTCTGGCATTGCCTTCTTTGCTGTGTAAAGTTTCTTTACTTTACGCTTACGACCATACTGGTCATACATCATACTTCCTTTAATCATCTTCTAACTTTAACTCCTCTGGCAACACTATGCCATTTAATTCACACAACCTGTTGAGCATGATTTCGTACTCACAGGTTAAATCTACTACTAAATCATTGAGTTCTGCCAAGTCATTTAGGCACAACTTTATTTCTTCTTCGCACTCTACTAGTGCATCTCTCAGTTTCTTTGCTTCCGTAACTGTCGGAAATTGTATTACATTACCCATATCACCACCACTTTGGTAAGTTGAGTGCCACTACGAATAGCAGCACTGCGATTATAAAGTATACTTCAAATCCTAGCATTATCTGCCCTGACCTCTGTACTTTTTGAATGAACGCTTTTTGTTCTTGTTCATGTTAAGACTTACTTTACCGTGGCTATCGCCTTGTGAAGTTTTCTTTTTTACACTAACGTGTTGTGTTTTTCCACCCCATCTCATGTTGTCACCTCACGGTCTACCCAGTTGATTTGGATGCCTCTTCTCGCCAACTCATTCAGACACTTCTGTCTTTGCTTTGGCTTTGTTCTATCTTCATTAATGCACTTGAACAGTTCGTCCTTGTTCACATCTTTGATATAGAAGTGCTTGTCTTTTAGTTTAGACGCTTTCACTCCACGCTTAAACACTTTTTCTGATTGTTTGAATTTTGTTGGCATTACGCTCTCCTTAAAATAATTCTGTTTGTCTTTGCCCCATAAAGTCAGCGACTTTATCGAACTCTTTTGTTTTGCTGTTCCATAGATTGCCTCTATACACAGTCCCTTTGTTTGCTACTGCATCGTTGATGCGTTCTTTTAGTGTGTCAACTAGGTGGTCGTAGATTACCTCTAGCATATAATTGTATGTTGGTTCGTCGATTGTGTTGTAAGCATACTTCATACTTGCCATAATCAATACTTCACTTACGTCACAGATGTCGCATATGAAATGCTCATTAGTGATTTCTGCTGTATCGAAAGCGTCGTAGTATGAAAGCGACTCTCTCACATCTTCTGTACTCATAACTCCGAACACTATCGCGTTATGTCTATCTTCCCATTCTGATATTTCTTGCCACATCATAATTTTAATCTCTCCTTTTCTTAAATATAAGTATATTATACAGATGTTTGACCTGTTTGTCAAGAACTATATTTAATTATGTTTGGAATTTTGATGTTATGTTTTGGAAGGAATAAAAAAAGGCAGATGAAAGTTAATTCAACTGCCCTAAAAACTCATCAATAGATTGGTTTTTGCGTTTCGCACCAGAGGTAATTAATCTCCGCGTACTTGCGTTGGAGTCTTACTGCAAGGTGACAGAGACTTAACACATCATGATGTAACATTTTCACATGATACGATGTCGGAGTTATGATGTACTCCTCAGTCCTAAGACTGCCGTTTCTTCCCCACACTTGGCGATACTGCTACACGCTAATTAATATGCTCACATTGCTTGTCGGTTTGAGATATACACAAAGATTGCTCCTGTGTTTGACAGAGCTACTGCCTTTCTTCTCATCACTCGCACACTGATTAAAAGTTGCTAACTGCCCCCTTCAACACTACCATACACTCGATTATGTGTCGTTACTCCACTCGTTCGCCGAAGCTACTATGAGGGCGACTACTACTCGGAGGCACTCCACTTGATTACTATATGCCCGAAGACTGGTTCATCAAGTTTCACCGTGCAATTGGTTTGGTCTACACCGCAGGTTAGCGTGGTATCTCACAAAGCAGATACCTTTCCCACTTACAGCTGATATTTAAAGTTGGTTACTGTGCTACCACTACGAGATATTATGGGTGTATCTACGCGTCAATCACCTGTCGAAAAGTCTTGTTTAGGAGTTACTCTTACGACTATGCCGTCCTCTCCGTTGTTACGATTGTCTCTCGCTGTTCAGTTCAGCACTCAATGGGGGTAACTATCGGTACTGCTTATCACTACAAATTAAGTACATCCAACTCTCCACTTGACAGCTAAAGCTGAATCGCATGGCGTGGGTGACAGTAGAATTATTGAATACCGCGTCTCTCCTTCCCTCTCCGTACATATTGTACTACGGGGATAGCTTACCTTGTTTAAGACTGTTCCTGCTTACCTGTCGGGCAATGTCTCGTTTGCATTTTTTAATCTCGTTGAACTGCCACTGTCGAGAGGTACGACTTTGAAGGATTATTTGTTCGCCGAAGCTAAACCATTTATTTTTTCCTGTATCTCAATGTCGTCTATTTTCTGTTTCTGAATATATATTATACTCACTTCTTAACCATTTGTCAAGAAGAATTTTGATTTATTTACTACTTGGTAGTTCATACTTCAAACTCAATCCCAACGGGGTTACACCATGTTCTCTATGATGCGAGTCAAGATTGCCTTTGCTTTCTCTTTTCTCTGAATATACATATATTATATACACTTTCTTACCATTTGTCAAGAACTATTTAGGAGAACTTGCAAATACTTTACATTTTAAGGTGGGAGTTCAATTCGAATGAACCTTCCGAAAGTGAGGACAAGAGTCGAACTTGCTACTTTCTTTTTAGATGTGCTTCCGTAGTCACTTCCTGCTTTCGTGTTCCCACTTTAAAATGTGGTGATTAGGTCACCACTCCAGTCCCTCGTCGAACTACTGGATGCTTAGGGCATCACTCCAGTCTATAGGCGACTACTCCACTCAATAAATCTCATTAGGAGGTGAAGTCCGATTACGAACCCCACCATTCCTGCGAGTTCCATTAGGAATTGATTGCGTCAACTAATTTCTGTAAGTCTTGCTTTCCTGCTTTCACTAGAGTCGGTACTTCAATGTCGAAGTGAGAAGCAATGATTGTAACGAGTTCTGATTTTGAAGTCACAGGTTCGCCACTCTTGGTTGTTCTCGGTTGTGCTTGGTACACGCCCTCTCTTGAAAGTTTTGCAATGATACTTCTTGTAGTTTTGCCTAACTCTTGTGCTAATGAGTCTACAGTCTCTCTTGTTGGTTGTGCTGTGTAAGCCTCGACCATTGATGCGACCATTTCGTCTGTGTAATTTTTTACTGTTGTTGCCATAATTTTGCCCTTTAATGTTTGTTTGTTTTTGTTTATAAATATATTATACTCAATGTCATCAAGAATGTCAATAACTTTCCAAAAATACTTTGCAATTCCTGTTGGGAAGCGCTGTGCTTTTGCGTAGTCTTGGTTTATTTCTTGTTGGTCTTTCATAATATAGATATTATATACGCTTTCTATATATTTGTCAACAGTAAATGCGCATTATTTGTAATTAAACACGATTTACTTCGGGGGCCGGGACGCGAAACCTGCTCGGGGTTTCCCCAAATTTCCCCAAAAAACGCAGAATATCTATTGACAACCCCGTCAAAGTGTGTTAAAATAGGATTAGCTCGTAAAAACTTCGTTTTAGCACTTCACTTTCGCACTTTGGCGCAAGTAACATCGTTTTCGCACTTCGTTTTGGCACTTCGGCGCCCCCGCTACGGGGTTTTACGCGTTTTTTCGTTGCTAAAGTGGCCCTGAGATGCCCATTCTAGTGGGTTTGCGCAAAATTTCGTCAACTAATAGACATGAGGATAAAATTTCTGACGATTTTTTCAAATTAACTATTGACAAGCTCGGCAAAGTGTGATAAAATCGGCGCGATTGAGGTGAAGCAAAAATAATTGAAGAAACTTCGCTTTATCTATTGACTCTTAGAGAAATGTCTGTATAATATGTTCTATATTTAGGAGAAACAAAAATGGAAAAAGCAAAACAAACAAAAGTCGCTAAAAAAGCAGAACCAACCAAAGTCGCATTAGTGCGTGCATTGGAGGAAGTTATCGGAACAGATGTTGGTACTCTAAACTCTTTAGAGAGAGCAAACAAAGAGACAATCGTCCGCTTAACAAAACTCTTCAGTTAAAGTGACAAAAGTCCAGAACCCACTTCGGTGGGTTTTTTATTGCCTTTGGATGATAGTAAGTACTCACTATCAGTGCAGCGGGGTTCGCCAAGTAGACTAATGTCCCAAAAGTTTTTCCAAAAAAGTGAAAATAATCCTTGACCCCGACCAAGATTTGTGTTATAATTGGCGCCTTTGGCTTCGTGTAGACACTGACATCGTTTCGTTACTGCACTGGCCGGCGCAGGTACAGGAGATATCGTTTCGTTACTGCACTGGTCGGCGCCTTCGGCGCAATCAAAAAAATTTGGAAATTTTCTAAATGAGAATGATTATCATTTATAGTAAGTGCTTACTATCATTTTTGGAAATAAAAAAAAATCAGATCGGATAGAGAATTTGCTCTATCCAATCCGATCCGAAATGGCTTCCTCTTAAAATTCAACCTTAGTTATATTTTAAACCATTTCTAAAATTATCCTTCCTCGAAATATCCGAAGCCATTACAGGAAATGCAATCATCAATTAAATAATCCCCATTGATATTAATTGATTGCCCTCGCCCATTACATGACATACAAGGAATTTTAATCTTTAGTCGTTTAGGAGTGGGGGATTGCTCCCCCTCGACTATTTCCTGTTTATCAGTATGCACGATATAAACTCCCGTTCTCATAAGGCTCATAACAGTATGTAGGCTGATTATACTTTTTACCTAATTCAGCGATTGCCATTAGATTATTAGTATTATCGTCATACATTACCTTGTCGCATTTTGCATAATGCTTCAGCCTGTAGAGGTACGCTAATTGATTTTGCTTCAAAACAAAATCAACAGTCATGCAGTCAACAGGTCTTGATATCAACCTATCGAATAAAATGCCATTAGATATAAGCCATTCATATCTAGCACCCCCAACAGGGATAACATCAGCAGTACATAAAATAACCATATTGCCATTTTTATAATGCTGATTGCATTGAACTGATAAAGGCATTAAATCGTCATGCTGTATCAATTCCCTTGTTGAGTTTTCTCTCCATGCGTTTAAGTTAATCGAGCCATCAGCATTTGATAAATGCCTATGACTTGAATTAACTATCGTTCCGTCAATATCATAAATATAGATAGTAGGCGTGAGATTATAAAATCTCTCTATGTTCGCCCCACATTCATTTTTTAATAAGTTCATGTTGCTAGTACCTGTGATATTTGAGCGACAACCATAACAATAGTTATGACAGCAAGTTCTACATTTTCTTTATAGATTGCTGAAATGAATATTGCAATGTTGCCAATCGTTATTGATGTTATTCCTATATCTTGCTCGATTGGATATATTCCCTGTAGTCCCATAAATACAAGGCTAATCCCAAGCCACATAACAAGGTTATCAGCGTTGACTGATAACCATGTTTTGATTTTATCTCGATTTCTTATTTGCTGATAGGTCATTTTAAAACCTTCTCGAAAATATAGTTCTTAGAGATTTTATCGCTTCATCTGATAAATGTTTAAGATGACTAGGAAGCGTTCGTTGTCTCCTTTTTTCTTTTATCAAATCTCGCCTATAACTTGCTTCGTCCATATAGGGAAATGCTCCCTGTTTTAGGTCTAATTCAAGTTGTTTATACTTTTCCATTATTTACCCCCTTTAAGGTTTATTTCTAATTGCTTTGCTTTTACAGTCGTTGCCATTTTGCCTTTGGCTCTCTTTGTCCTATTGATTAGAGATTGCTTTACAGAAACCCCATTTTCAAAATCAGACCTAGAAACGCCTTGAACATTATTTACAAAATGCTTCTTAATAATAGATTTATTAGTTTTCCATAATTCCATTAATAATCTAAATTCGCAAAGTGCGTCCCTTAACGCTGTATGTTGCTCCATGTAATACAAATCTTTCGATAAGTATCTCAGCATTGTCTGTGCTGAATAGGATTTATTCCCCTTTGCAGTAAGCATTTTTTCTTTTTCCTCTAAGGTTAAAGAATTAAGCCATGTTCTGAATGTTCTATTAGCTAAACAAATAGCTGATATTTCCATTAAGTCAAAATGCTCAATCCCTCTAGGCATATAAAAAGATTTATCAGATAGCTGATTATGAGTTAGTCTAATCGTGCCAACTTTTCTATTGCTTCCAATATCAAAATTGTAATTATAAGAAGTAATGTAATCTACATTTCTCGTTACAAGTTCGCGATTAAATTCTCGCATTATCTCTTTCCATTTCTTTACCTTATGAGGATTTTTAAAAGCGTCTTTTTGGGCTGATTGAAACATAGGATTAATATTATATATCCACCCCTCGACCATTTCCCATTCTTCGCTTATCTCATTATATTGCTTGAACATTCCCTTCTTCTTGAAGTAAGCGTTCTCAATATTAGTAATTACTTCTTCAACATAGTAATCCATATTATATGTTTCAAAAGTATGCTCTTGCGATATGTCCCCAAAGACAGCACCAAAATGGAAAACCAATCCGTGCGTTTTTGAGTTCTTATAACAGCATTCAGTATCAACAACACACGCGATAGTTCGCGTGTGTTGGGTATTTAAGGCGTTCAAGATTGAATTCCTACGCCAAAATGAATTGCTAATTCATTCAGTACCTCGTGGGGTGAACGCTCTATATCCTTAAGCACCATTTGGGTATTGGTACGGATAATATTCGCCTTCTCGCCTTTCGTCATTTTCGCCCATGTTTTAGGTTTGGGCGTTTCCTTTTTATTTATCAATGGCATTTTATTTGCTCCATGAATTATCAGATTGAATAAGGCTCTGATATTCGCCTTTATAGTCATCAACTAAGAACAATACATTTACACAGAGTATAGTTCCCATTCCTGAGAATATAAGAATGAGATAATCAAACCTCGTTATATATTCTTGATTAAGTAAGCCTTCGCCCCATGAGAAGCCTATCATTAAAAATGCTAGGCAACCCATAGAAGCAACAATTATGATTAGCTTATTCATTTCGCCAACCATTGCTTCATAGTTCTGATTTTTCCGTTGAGTTGATTAATAGCGTGTTGATAATCTTTTAATTTCTTACCAATCTCTTTAGTCATTTTTGATGACTTACCTATTTTCTCAATGTACAAATCTTTATCCATTCTAATCTTTTGCCTTTCAGCTTCGAAGCCGTGTTTCAGCTTCAATATTTTCATTCTAAATCTTGCGTCCATAAGTTAACCCCCTATAGATTTTTTATTAGTTTAAATTCAGTTCTATTTTTGCAACCCAATCGCGATTGTCTTGCTAGGTAATAAAGGGATATAAAATTCATCAACCTTCGTTAACCTCTTTGTGTGTCGTTTTACGGCTTTCGCGTACGCCCTCGATTTCGCGAAGGGGCTTTGTGAACGAGTATTCCCAGCCTATACCATATTATAAGCGATTTTATGGTGAAATTACCAGCGATTTCATGGTGAAATATGCAATTAAATTAGTGGTCAATTATTATACAGGTGGTCAAAAATTAACCAGCTGGTCAATTTTTATACAGGGGGGGATAAGAGACAAACCTGCTCTTTTCCCTGGCGGCCCCTCCGCATGTACAACTTTAAAAAATTTTGATTGTTTGGTAAAAGGGCAGTTCAGGTATCATAATGATACTCTCTTACAAGGACTTCAAAGGAAGCTTAGTATATGCTCGAAACACGGGGTCTTCCCCATATACCCAACAAAAATAATTCTTGACACCCCCTCGAAAATTTGATATAATTCACATATGAAGAATGAAATCGCAACCAAGATGTCTCCAGAAGGATTAACCATTGCTAACACCTACTTAGAGGTTGGTAATGTTCCTGCAGTTTGCGCCCGTCTAAAAATGGACACAGCTAAAGTTTCAGAAATACTGAATAAGAGAGAAATTAAAGCATATATAGATCAAGTCTATCTGGACACTGGTTATCGCAACCGATTCAAACTAGCAAACTCACTAGACGACCTAATAGAACGGAAGCTTGAAGAAGCAGAAGAATCACAAATATACACAAATAAAGATTTAGCCGATTTATACGTCATGGCACACAAGATGCGTGTCGACGAAATGAAGGCTATGACAGAACTTGAGAAAGCAAAAGCATCCAATATTAAAAATCAAACAAATGTACAAATAAATGCGGACTTACCTTTTGGACAAGGTAATTACGGTAAACTAATGGAAAAACTTTTATCGGAGGATAATAATGGTACTAAGTAATTATATGCACGAAACCAAGAAGGCAGAGACCTTCGTAGAGAATGGCATATTTGGATGTAACTTTTACAACGAAAATAAACATATAGCGAAAGAGCTATATCCAGGACATAGTGAGTCATGGGCAGAGAACTGCGCAGAAAACTATGTATTAGGAATTAAGAAAATTGGCATACAGCAAGGAAGTAACTAAAAGATTTTACGAAGTTTTGGCAAGTCCAAAACAATTTAGCGTGGGCAGATTCGACCCCAACGACCCCGCTGTAGCAACAGGTATGATAGGCGCTCCCGCATGTGGAGACGTCATGAAACTACAATTAAAACTAAACTCGGAGAACGTAATCGTAGATGTTAAATTTAAGACATACGGTTGTGGCTCCGCAATAGCTTCATCAACAATGTTTGTAGAAATGCTGAAAGGCAAAACTATAGAAGAAGCGAAACTAATTAAAGATAAGGATATTGCAACTGCACTTCAGTTGCCCCCTATCAAATTGCATTGTTCCGTTCTAGCAGAAGGTAGCATTAAAAGTGCTATACAAAACTGGGAGCAAAAAGATGTGGAAAAACTTTCACAAGCTAATGAAGGCAGGACGCCTGTCGAAGTTAGTTAACATGTTATTTTAGCATGAAAATCACGGATATAGCATATGAAAAACTATTGGAAAGATCAAAGAAAGAAGGCAACAAAAACTTTCGGCTTGGTCTTGTACCAAATGGTTGTGCTGGGTTTGAGTATGATTTTGATTTCGCTCACGACATTCAGTGTAGTAGTCTACACGACTATTGGACTATTCATGAGAAGGAATTAACCATATTTATAGAACCTTTGTCATATGCATATCTAACGACGGTAGTTTTAGACTACCAAACAAATGGACTTAACGAAGAATTTAAATTCGTTAATCCACAAGAGACCATGGCTTGCGGTTGTGGTCAATCAGTAGGATTCTAATATGAATAAACTATTATCACTGCTCTTAGCAGTACCAATGTTTGCGTTCGCAAATATAACACATGAAACTGGAGTAGCATCGGATTACGTTTGGAGAGGGGTAACTCAAACTCAAAACGGACCTTCGTGGTACCACACTTCTAGTGCTTGGATGGATAACGGTCTATACGCAGGAGTATTCGTAGGCAATGTTGAGTTTAATGACGAAACAGATGTCGAAATGGATTTGTTCGTTGGCTGGTACAAACAGCTTGGATGGTTAGGTGTAAATCTTAGCTATTTTAAATACGACTATATGGATAATACTTTACCTAGTTTTGAAGAGACTAGAGTTGGAGTAGACTTCTGGAAAGTCGATATGAACTGGTTTAAAGACATGGATACTGATGCAGAATATCTAGAAATGGGATTTAATTTGTGGGACGGTGGCACCTGGGGTGTTGACGTAATGCATATGTCCGATACAATGGATATGGATATGTATGGAGCAAAAGTAGAGTGGATGATGTCAAACAAGATGAAAGTAAACCTAACAGTTTACGAAGACGAACAATTAGTTGGTCTTGCATACGTTTGGTAAATGGAAAACGCTTTTAGTTTGATAGCTGACCTTGGAGCCCCTATTGCAGGGGCTTTGGCAGCTGGAGTATTCATATTTGTAATTATGAAACAAATTATGAGTGGAGTAGTTGGACAGATAAATACTCTGAAAGGTTTTTGTGATAGCCTTGTAGTAAGAATTAAAACTATGAATAATGACATGATTAGATTAGACACGAGTGTAAGTAGTGCTTTAGAGCTTACACCAGATTTAGATAGAATTGCTAGAGCAGAAAACTTTATTGAAGATAAAAAACTAGACGTCAGGAGAGACTAATGGAAACTGTAGTATTTTACGTTGAGGAGTTTGGATTCCCTGTAGTAGCAATGGTGGGACTTGGATATTTCGTTTATTATGTATGGCAAACAATGACTAATGTGATTGGGCCAGCGATAAAAGAAATGCATTTCGCACTCATAAAGTTGATAGACCAAATACGTATGCTCGATAACGATATGATTCGTTTACAGCAAAAGGTAAACACTGTTTTACAAATGAAAGAAAATGAGAAAAAAAGAAAATAAAGCACACTGGTGGTATCTTATACTTGTTTCTTTACTTACTTATGAGCTTGTAGCTACAGAACTCGAGTGTCAAAAAGATTACGATTTAGCACTTTCTGTTATGCAACAACGACAAAAAGATAACAACCTTATAGAAGCTATGGAATTGTACGACAAGAAAATCGTTATGTCTGCATATTCTCAACCTCAGCAGAGGACTATTCGTTTAAGAATAGAAGCAGCTAAGAATTTTGCCAATCTAAATGCACAAAAGTGTTTCAAATGGAGTATATTATGAGAAAAAAAGAAAATAAAGTACACTGGTGGCCGATAGCTATACCTTTTGTATTTCTTGCATGGGTGTCTTATGAAGTAGGAGCTACTGA